TAGTGACAGTACCATCAATAATCATATTGGGGAGGACTATTCTGACAAGCTCATAGTTTCTAGCAAGTTCAGTGCCTCTCATGACATGAGCATACATCTCTAGCCATTCTACAAACCAATTATTATCAACACTATCGATTAAGATACCGCTGAAATTAAACATGATCGGCTGTCTACCAAAATAATATGTGACCTCAGCATCACCGAATACCACTACGACTAGAAGCTTCTCCTCCAGATTACAGTTAAGGTCAGTGAGCAGGAAAGACGCATATCCCGATCCGGTAACGGCATCTTTAAGGACCCCACTGCTTGATGAACCTAGACTGGTCGGGGTAGAATTACCATGACTGGAGGTATCATTGCGGTTAAGGCTCCTGGTAGTATCCGTAGTTAAGATTTTTATGAACGCACGTTCCCCTCGGTCCCCTCCTCCGTCCTGGTGGTTGACACTTCTGCTACGGGTAGTAAACAATCTTTCCGATTGGATTATCGCCCCATTAGTAGAGTTAGTGTTGGATGCATTATTAGCTAGATCCGTCATCTGAGAACTAAACGGAGCTGATAACGTTGCTATGTCGAGACCTGTTTGTTTGCTATTAGCCATTAATTCACCTGAAAATCTATCAGCTGAAGAACTGCGCCTTCAGTAATAATCTGCCTTTGACCCGTAATTCCACCCAACTGAGGTGGAATATAATCTACTCCCTTGGAAGTAAATCTAATGGCCTCCATGGAGGCCTTGATTTGGTTTTTATAAATTTCATAGGGACTCATAGCTACCAGCTTAGGTAAAAGCTTGGTCGATGAGTTGTTGTTTATAATTTTACTCATTAGTTTTTATTCCCAGGCTGATTGCCCATGTTCTTCTGCTTATTATCGTTGAACCATCTGAGTCTAGAAGCGTCTGTAGGGTCAAAACCTTTGCCAAAGATACCCGTCGATGAATTGATATTGTTGTTACCGTCTACACTACCAACGAATCTATCAACAGCTTTGGAGAATTTATCTACTGATTCCTTATTATCCAGAGCGTTGACAGTGGCTTGATACCCGGCAAAATCTAGATGACCAGATTTTAGTTTGTCAAGAAGATCCATTTTCATACGAGTGTTCTCTTGGACATCGGCCGTCGCCCTCATTTTGTCACCGTAGTCCAGATGTTTGGTTTCTATAGCGGAACTATCAAAAACTCCACCACCAATAGCCTCGCTGGCTTTTCTAAGTGCAGCATCAGAACCCCCCTTGCCTTCTGAAACCTTTGTAGCGCCAATAGATAACCCTACCAGCTTGTTATCAGCAACATTCCCGGCAGTTTTACGGATGTATTCCAGTAATTCATAAGGGTCTTTGATACCAGTCATTTCCGCTAGTCTCTGAAGATCTTTGTCTGTTTTAAGACGTTCTCTTATGTTGTAGTTATCTAGAGTTTCACCGTTAACAATTTTGGTAGCAACTGTATAAGCCAGTCCAGCAGCTTGCAGGTTCGAGAATGCATCTTTACCTTTAAGTCCGCCAACTCCCTGAAGGGTATTTCTGAAATCTTTAGTCTTAGGCTGGTCATCTTTTATAAAGGCCCCCAGCGTGGCTCCCCATAATTCATCGCTAACTTGGGAGAGAAATCCTTTATCATTAGAGGGGCTGCGGCTTACATTAGAAAGGTCCTTCTCAATGTTTTTGTAATTAGAAGTATTAGATAAGAAATCCCTAGTACCAGGAGTCCACATATTACCTTTGGTAAGTCTGTCGATAGCGCCCTGTCTTCCCTCTGCATCTTTTGCCTTGAAATATGCGATAGCATCGGAGTTGCCTCCTTTACTAAGATCGTTGAGCTCCTCGGCCAAATCTTTGATATTACTACGGTTGCCGTTAAAACGGTTGCTATCTGCCAAACTATAGTTACCAGGGGCACTCATAGAAGCGTCGAGGTTGAATGTTCTCAGGGGATTTGATTTGCCTCCAAGAGCTTCTTCCATTGTCATGGAATTGTTCTTAATCGATTCGTCAAACCACAAATTGTTCCAAGCGCTACCAACGGCATCTGACATTTTACCTGCCAGCTTAGCTGCAGGAATACCCGTCATATTAGCTATACCTTCAGTGATCGATCTCCCTAAGTGCTTAGCAGAATAAACAGTTCTACCGATGTTGCCGCCGTACCAATCATTCCTTTCAACTAGTTGCTGCTGTTGCTCGATCAGGTTTCTATTTAAACCCTTAACAGTTAAGGCATAAGCACTGGGATCTGTCTCTCCAACACGTTGAGTTGCAAAGGCTTGGATCTGATCTTCGCTCATACCCATTTGCATCAAGTAAGGCACTGCACGTTCAATGCTGATCTTACCAGTCTTAGGGTCGACCATACCTGGCTGATTTTTCATGATCTCCCAGAGCTGATCCTCAATAGCCAAGGATCCTCTTTCGGACATCTGACGACCTGCCATCTGACGGCCGTAGAGCATCATCGATCCATACGCGCCCATGGGATCAGAAGCCATCATTTGACCGAATTTAGTAACGTTACCGATCATAGTCCCGGTTGACCCACCCGCCATATAACGGTTAAAGTTACTAATCTTGTTGTATAAGGTTTGGCTGGCGTTGATCTGGCCTGTTAATGAAGCCTGGGTTGCACCGTCGAGTCCACCCATTCTCGCTAGTTGCGAAGACGAGATTAGACCCAGTCTATTAGCAACGCTAAAGCCTGCGTATGAGTTAGCAGCGGCCATTTGACCTAAGTATGGAGTCATACCGTTGGCTTGGTACAAATATTGCCCCTGAGCACCCACAGTATTCATCAACCTTTGGACATTAGTCCCGGCAGCACTCGCCAACCCACCTAGCTGACGCATTGTACCGGCTGCATCGCTGAATGTGCCTCCACTAACATTAGCACCCATCCTTTGGAGTTTGGATAATTGTTCGATAGCATCCTTCATCTCCGGCATATTAGCTATGCTCATGATGAGTTTCATCTGCTCGATACTATCCTTGACCCTCTTGGAGATTTGACGGCCACCCACATTATCGGTAAGCCCAGACCTGGAAACCATACTAGCCGCTGCGCCGTACTCTCCGGTGCTAAGGTTCATATCACGAATACCATCTCTAGTAATCTGACCAGCTAGACCAGCAGATTCGTATCCGCCCATGCCTCCTCCCGTAATAGGACTACCTGACATGTCCCCGAAGGTGATACCATAGTAACTATTACGTAAGTCTTCTGCGCTACGTCTGGTATTGATATAGGGATTAAATATCCCACGCTCGCCTATCTCAGCAGCGCCTTGCATGAACATTAAAGGTGCGGCAATACCTGCGCCAATACCTAACGCAGCGCCTAAACCTCTAGATAACCCGGCCGCAGCCATACCGCCAATTCGTCCGGCTGAGTTGAGCCCTATTCCTCGTGCAATTCCGCTTCCCAGACCTTTACCGAACGCACTGCCGAATCTCATAGCGCCCTTGGACATGCCGAACATGTTGGCTCCGCCCATAAGACGCCTGGACATTGCAAATGCAGCCACCGGCATACCGATGCGCTGAGCTGCCCACATACCTGCGTCTACTGGCCTATTGGCAACACTATCGATATTATCCTGCTGGTGCATGGTAGGATTACCCCAGGCAGGTGTCTGGGTCCATGGAGACAGGTTATTAAGGGCACTAAAAAACCCGGTGCGTGTATAATCGTAAGCCCCGTTAGACCCGTTATATCCAGGACGATACGGTGCGGTATAACTCGGGGTTAGTAGAGACGGATCGATGCCCCACCCTGAGTTCATATTCGCAGGGTTCATAGGGTTGGCAAATGAGTTACCATAGACGTCAGCTTGGCTGGCGTAAAGGTCATCGACCGGAGTATTACTTATAGTAGGATTTCCGAACATAGTAGGATAGTTAAATTGGCTAAGAGTATTTTAGGCGTATTATAAAAAAGGCCCGCATTAAGCAGGCCTTGGTTTATTCTTTTAAGCTATCCAGTCCAGAAACTATGAACTTACCTTTTTCATTGACTTTAAGTATAGGTTTTAGACCTTTAACCCTGTCTTTGTAGAACTTCATCATATTCAGTTCTTTTTCGGTATGTTCAGGAAGCTTAATACCATACTCTAGTTCGAGGAAGGATGTGAAGAGCTTACGTATCTTCTGTTCCCATTCTTTGGCTTTTTCATTATCCGAGAACGGTATGCAGTTAGTTACTAGGAGAGCCAATAAATTAGTCTTGGCTACCTCCTTCTCACTCTCTGTTGTTAGGAACTTTCTGAGAACCCTGTCTTGGGCACTCCCCAGTTTTGGTACTTTAACTCCGGAGGTATAGAGTTTTGTTCGTTGTACGAAAACTGGGCTCGTTAAAAATTTTCCTCGGCTTCTTTAGTAGCTGCTTCTACTTTGAGATCAAAGTCATATAATGATACCATCAGAAGTCCCACTACCGGGGCTGGTAGTTTGTTGATAAACGAAACTTTATCGTCGTACTTGGCAGTGCTCAGGTCCTTGCCTTGATACGAGACTAGTCCATGATACAGGTTCAAGAGATTACGCTTTTCCATAACAGTAGCCATAAGAACCGCGCTGGTACTATCGATCTCACGAGTGATAGCTGCCATTTCTTCAGCAGTGCGAGTTCTAAACTCAACGTTGAGACGCCCTTTGATGCTTACCTTTTCAGAATAAACACCAGTAAACAGTAGTTCATCAAAGATCTTCAGCAGCTCATCTTGGTCATATTTTTTTTCTGGTTTCTGAGGCTTATTTTCTGCTTGCTCGGGTGTAGTAGGAGCCGGGTTCAGTTTGGTTTCAGTCTCAGGTTTTGCTTTGGTTTTTTTAATTGGTTCGAAGTCTGACATTTTAGTCCTTAGTTTGTTTAATTGTATCCTGCGAAATTAGCTATGTCAAATAGGCTATGTTCCGACTTTGTTTCATCTACGGTAGTAAAGTTACCGGCCACTACCATCTGCGCTATGTTAGCAAATACTATTGAGTGGAACCAATCATCAAGGGCGCCATCATCTTTTCTGTACAGGCGTTTTCCGCTTAGACTTTCTTCTTCGAATATGCATAAGGCCTCTTGCCACACATCACAAGTAAGATCCCAACACGGGGTCTCTAATTTAGTTCTACCTATCTTAGCCTTAAGCATCATTGTATCCATAGCTTGAGTCCGGTCTGCGGCGTAGTAACCCCCTATCTTGTCCCATCGTAAAGTGTTCTTTGCACTTACGTAATTTACCATTGCTACTTTCTCATCTCCGATGTGACTTTTGAACAATTGCCCTTGAAGAACACCGACTCCACGATCTGAGCCAATCATAGAACATTCAAACTGGTGATACAGTTGCTCTACCCTGGCGACCTGTTCAAGTATGTCTATGCCGTCCATGCGTTGTGAATATAACAGGTAGGCTTTACCAGCGTAGTCATAACCCAGAACGCTTACATTAGTGTAACTATTCGTTGATCCAGAGACACTCCAATCCACTCCAATGGTGGTCATGTAAATACCTCGACTATCTCTTGGAAAACCCTTATCCCATTCACGCTTCTCGGGATTACAACAGGCCATGGCCTCCCGGATGGATAGAATTCTACCACCTACCCCTGAAGGTAAGCCGAAGACCTCATTAGCGACTTTCTGTGCAGAGTAGGCTCCAGGTGCACCGATGTTACACTTTTCTCTAAGCTCTCTCCACTTTTTGGGTTTATTACGAGCGGGGAATATCAGCTGAGGTAGATGGAATCCGAAATGATATTTCTCGGAGGGTTTTCCTGCAACCCACTGCCCCGTGGACATATTTAAAACTTTACCGCAGTATAGGCACCCTGGACCGTCGGGATTTTGAATCATCTTCATGCAAGAGTCAAAATCTATGGGAATATTATATTTTCCACAGTGAGAACATTTAACAACCCACTCCAATTGATTACTGGCCTTAAAGAGAATGTTCAGGGTATTATTCTCTGTCTTAGCAGTTCCGGTATGTCGTATGAACCCATAATCAGAGGCGCCCATAGTTTCATGAATAATAGGGATGGCCTCAATGCTGATA